TAAATATTCTTGCATACTTTATTGAGATGACAGCAAAATTAGTTATAGATATTGCACTAAGCAAGAAAAAAACAGATGAAATGAAAAAACAAGAATCATCATTAAAAAGACAAATTGCACTTCAAGCTATTCTTTTGGCTATGGGTGGTGGTGGTGGTGGTGGTGGATTTCTTGGATTTGCAAAAGGTGGTGCTGTATCAAAAGGACAGCCAATCGTGGTAGGAGAAAACGGGCCAGAAATGTTTATCCCTAATTCAACAGGACAAATTACACAATCTGCTAGAGGAACAGGTGGTATGGGTGGTGCAACTACAATTAATCTTAATGTTAGTGCAACAGATGTAAAAGGTGTTAAAGAATTATTAATTGACAATAGATCAACAATCGTTAATGCAGTAAATATAGCTTTAAATGAAAAAGGTAAAGAGGCATTAGTATAATATGGCTGGACAATTTCCAACATCTCCTGTTGCAAGTGATGCTCAAATAGGCTCTGAACAAAATACAATAGTTTCAGTTACTACATCTGGCAGAGTACAAACAAGACAAATAGATGGACAAAAATTTACAATTAACCTAGATTACGCACCAATGACTAGAGCAAACTTTGCACCGATCAAAGCATTTTTAATGAAACAAAGATCAAGATTAAATACATTTACAATTATTCCACCTGTTGTATCAAATGCACAAGGTGTAGCTACAGGAACTATAAGTGTTGATGGTGCTATATCTGCTGGTGCTACGACTTGCACAATAGATGGTATGACTTTAAGCACAAATGGAATATTAAAAGCTGGAGACTATTTTAGATTTAGTGGACAAGATAAAGTTTATATGTGTGTTGAAGATTTAGATGCAGATGGAACTGGCTCTGGTACACTTACATTTGAACCACCACTTAGAGTAGATGTTTCAGATGATGTTGCATTGGTTTATGATAATGTTGATTTTACTGTAAGACTTAAAAACGATATTCAAGAATATAACATTGTAACTAACGATCTTTATAAGTATCAAATAGACTTAATAGAAAACTTATAATGAAAAAGTATAAAATAGTTCACAAAATAACTGCCGATTTTATAGCCGAAGCTATAGTAAATGAAGATGAAATAGATACATCAATTAACGATCTAAAGGAATACAAGAAACCTAATAGCAAATTTGAATTTACTATGGTAAAAGGTACTGAAAACATAACCCAAAGTAATTACGAAGAATATGACGAGAACTCTAACAACAGCAGTAAAAAATGAACTTGCAACAGATAGCTTACAGCCTATTAATCTCGTTTATATTAATGTAGGTACAGGGTATAGATTTACCGACCATTATAAAGATGTTACTTACGATTCTAATACATATTTAGCATCATCACTATTTACTAAATTAACAAGTGTTACAGAATCTTCAGAAGTAGAAGTTAGTAATATTACACTTTCATTTTCTGGTGCAGATCAAACAATTATATCTTTATTTTTATCAAATCAATATATGGAGAAAGAGGCAGAAGTTTATAAAGGTTTTTTAGATAGTAGTGAACAAGTTATTGCTGACCCATTTCTTTTATTTAAAGGTAGAATAGAATCTTTTAATATTGATGAAAGTATTAATCAATCTAATGCTAATATAGTTGTTGCATCTCATTGGTCAGATTTTAGTAAAATAGAGGGTAGAAAAACAAACACAGGCTCACAACAATTACACTTTGCAAATGACAAAGGTTTTGAATTTGCATCACAAACAGTTCAAGATATTAAATGGGGTAGATCATAATGCAAGATGTTATTAATCTATTTAATCAATTTGATCGTTACAAAGGCAAAGAATTAACTAACTATTTAAAACCATCAATTAAACTTAATCAATATAAAAAGTTTTATGACAATAACGAATTAGTAGGATTTGTTAATTGGGCTTACATACATGATCTTGTTGAAAAAAGATTTAAACAAACAGGAAAGATTAAACCTAACGAATGGAACTCTGGTACTAACCTATGGTTAATAGAAATTGTATCTATTAAAAATACATTTAAGATGATGCGTTGGGTTTATAACTATTTTAGAAAACAACTTAAAGTTAATCATTCTATTAATTGGTTAAGAGTAGATAGTGATATTTACAGAGTTGGTCAAAAGTTTAAAAGGAGTTTTCACTAATGGGTGGTATAGTAGAATCTGTTGTAAATATTGTAAGTAGTTTTATTGGGTGGCTTATACCTGTTCCTGATATTCCTGATTTTGAAACACCTGAAGAAGAAAAAGGTGTATTAATTAATAAGCAATCAAACAATGCACAAATCCCTGTAGTCTATGGAAGAAGACAAGTTGGTATTACTAGAGTATTTATAGAAACATCAGGTTCAGATAATAAATATTTATACATGGCTGGTGTAGTTTCAGAGGGAGAAATAGAAGAAATAGAAGAAATATTTATTGATGATAAAAAAGTTATTTTTGATGGCGACTTAGATCATGGAGTAGTTAGAAATGTATCTGGTGGAGATGCTAATTTTTATAAAGGTAGATCATATATTCAAGCACAAGCATTTTATGGTACAGATGATCAAGTAGCATCTTCAATATTAACTAACTCTACTAATTGGACATCTAATCATAGGTTAAGAGGTGTATGTTATATTGCATTTAGATTTGAATGGAATCAGGATATATTTAGTTCAATTCCACAAGTTAAAGTTACATTAGAGGGTAAAAAGGTTTATGACCCAAGAGATGACACTACTAAATACACACCAAACTCTGCATTAGTATTATTAGATTATTTAAGAAATACTAGATACGGAAAAGGATTACTTGATAGTGCATTTGAATCTGACTTTGCATCTTTTAAAACTTCAGCAGATGAATGTGAAGAAGAAATTGTACCAAGAACAGAAACAGCAACAGGTGTCGCTGGATTTAAAAGACAAGATTTTAATGGTTATTATAGTGATAATCCAAGATTTTTTTTAAATAGATTTCCAACATCAGAAAGTACATTAACAAGCATTAATGGAATTACCACAAGTCCTTATACTTCTGATAGATATTTTGGATATATAAATCCAACATCAACAACTACTTATGAATTTAGAACAACATCAGATGATGCTTCTCATGTTTATATTGGTAATGATGGTCAAACTGTTGATAGCTTATTTAAAGAAGTTGAAAATAATAGAAGTGCAAAACTTGTAGTTAATAATGGTGGTTGGCACTCAAACAGATCAGCAACAGGCAGTAAAAGTTTAACAAGTGGTGGTCAATACCCAGTTATTATTTACTATGGTAATGCACCAACTAATACTAATATGACTTTTGAATGGCGAGAAAGTGGTGGAAGTTATAGCACAGATTTATCAGGAATATTTACTAATGGAGAATATGTAACTGATGTAGTTCCAGCGATAATTAAATTTGAATCCAATGCAGTAATAGATACTGATCAAAAAGTAATTGAGAATGTTAAAAAACTTCTTAATCCTATGCGTTCATTATTTACTTATAATAATGGTGTTTATAAATTAAAAATTGAGGGTACAGGAACATCAGTTAAAACAATAACAGCAGATCATGTTGTGGGTGGTGCAAAGGTATTAGGAGAAAGAAAAAATAATAAATACAATCGTGTGATTGGTACATTTGTCAATCCATTTAAAAATTGGCAGAATGATACTGTATCGTTTCCACCAGCAGATGATACTAATGTAGAATCAGCATTTAAACACGCAACAATGTTAGCTGAAGATAATGGAACTTTATTAGAGGGTAATTTTCAATTTCCTAATGTAACTTCTCAATATGGTGCAGAGGCTTTATGTGAGGTTATTTTAAGAAGATCAAGAAACCAATTACAAATACAATTAACATTAACATCAGAATTTTTAGAATTAGAAATTGGAGATATTGTAGGAATTACATATCCAAGTGGTGGGTTTGATAATAAACCTTTTAGAGTTTTAGGTTTAGAAATAAATGAAGACTTAACTGTCAATGTTCAATTATTTGAACACCAAGATAATTTTTATACCTTTAATGAAAAGAATCCTATACCAACTATTGCAGATACTATTTTACCGAATCCTAATTCAGTACAAGCACCATCTATTGATTCAGTAACAGATGAAGTTATAGAACTATTTGATGGTTCAGTTGTATCTAAATTAGTTGTTAATTTATCAAACACAGATTCTTTTGCTGATGAGTTTGAAGTTCAATATAAAGAATCAACTGCAACTGATTACAGATTAATGCGTAGAGGTTCTAATACTATTATAGAAAAATATCCTGTTAAAGAGGGTGTCATATATGATATTCGGGCTAGAACAATAAATAGCTTAGGTGCAAAATCTGCATTTACTTCAACTCAACATGAAGTCATAACAGCATTTGACCCACCTGATACTGTTCAAAACTATTCAATAGATGTAGTTGGAGATAAACTTCATCATACCTTTGATGCTGTTACAAACTTAGATTTAGATTTTTATGAGATAAGATTTACTTCTGATACTACAGAAACTATTTATGCAAATACAACTGTACTTGTTCCAAGAATTGCAAGACCAGCAACTTCAGTTGTTACTCCATTTGTAGGTTCGGGTAAGTTTTTTATTAAAGCCGTTGATAAATTTGGTGTAAGATCGGCAACAGCAAGTTCTGTTGTTATTTCAGAACAAGTTATTGATGGTGTTAAACCTATTACAACAATTACTGAGGAAACAGCATTTACAGGAACTAAAACAGATTGTGTAGCTGTAGATAACGCATTGATATTAGATACTTCAGATAACTTTGATGATGGAGTTGGAAATGTAGATGATGCTGTTGGATTATTTGATGGTGGTAATAATTCTGTTGCAAGTTCTGGTACTTATGATTTTGATGGCTTTGATTTTGGTGCTAAATTTAAAATTAAACTATTACTTAACCAACTTAATGTAGATCACTTAGATTATGTAGATAACTTCGATTCTCAAAGTGGATTATTTGATTCAAAACAAGGTTTATTTGATGGTGCAGTAGATGAAGCAATATCTTCTAATGTTCAATTACAAATATCTTTATCAGATGACAATGTAACCTTTGGTAGTTATCAGAATTTTAAAGCTGGAGATTATGTTGCAAGAGCAGTTAAATTTAGAGCAATACTTACATCAACAGATACTTCAGCAACACCTAAGATAAACAATTTATCTATTAAACTATTATTACCGACAGTTATTCAAGATGGTTCAAATATAAGTTCAGGCACAGATGTATCTGGAAAAGTCGTAACATTTGACAATCAATATTATCAAACACCAACATTAACAATTATTGCTCAAAATCTTAATACAGGAGATTATTTTGCATTAAATTCTAAAAGTGCATCTAATTTTAATATTGAGTTTTTTGATAGTGGTGGTAATACTGTAGATAGAACTTTTGATTTCCAAGCTGTAGGACTAGGAAGTCAGCAATAATAAAATGATTGAATTTAATAATAAATAGGATAAAAACAGATCATGGCACAATTACAGTATATCAAAGGTTATGAGGGTCAATATTCTGCATCTAAAGATGGTAAAATTTTTTCACATAAAACTAATAGATTTTTAAAACCAACTAATTTAAAAGGTTATCAAAGAGTTAAACTGAGAGATTCTAATAATAATCAAGCAAGAAAAGAAAAATTAGTTCACAGATTGATTGCAGAAACTTTTATTTCTAATCCTGAAAATAAATTAGAAGTAAATCATAAAAATAGTGTAAGAAATGACAATAGAATTGAAAATTTAGAATGGGCAACTAGATCAGAAAATAATCAACACGCATGGACATATGGAAATAAAGTTTATGTAAAACCATATAAAAAGGAAATAAAATAATGAGCCAACACGATTATTCCATAGCCAATCAAGGCTTTCCAGCAACAAGGGCAGATATTAATAATGTTCTTTCAGCAATCGCAACAAACAATTCTGGTACTTCAGCACCAAGCACTCAATATGCTGGACAATTTTGGATAGACACAACTTCATCAACTTGGACTTTATACATACATGATGGTGCAGATGATATTCAATTTGCAACAAT